TGCAGTTGGTAAAAGAAGGAAAGCTAGGCCAGAAAATTAATAACACCAAAGATTAATAAGCTGTGAACCCGACACAGTCTTTTAAATGTGGGGTATATCACTTATTAGATAGTAATATTTATTGATGTTTTAGTGTGTAATGTGTAGATTGCCAATAGTTTTTATAGTAGATATTGGGATTATGCAATATGTCTAATATTGAGCAAGATACACGTTTTATTGTTAACAATAATTTGATTAACAAGGGCTGGATCTTGGACATTCAAGATCCAAACAAAAATGTCTTTTTTGAATCAGATATCTTAAGAATTGTTAATAATGAGTTTCTCAAGAAAAGTAAAAAAAGACCCGATTATGTTCTTTTCGATTCACAAAATAAGCGGCCAATCGGTGTAATTGAAACGAAATCAGGTGGAAAAAGCTTAACAAAAGCACTGGATCAGGCAACCGAATATGCTGAAATGCTTGATGCACCTTTGATATTTGCAATGAATAATGGTTTCTGCGAAACACGGCATTTGTATACCCAAAAACCATTATTTATTGATGAAAATGAGGTTAATGAATTAATAAGAGTAAATGAAGCTAAAGAGTTCATATTGCAGGAAACAAATGGTATTTATATTACACCTAAAGAAATTTTAGTCTCTCGCAAAGAGTTAATTAATGTTTTCAAGAAGTTAAATAACTCACTAAGAGGTGAAGGTTTAAGAGCTGGTATAGAAAGGCTTTCAGAATTTGCAAACATTCTTTTTTTAAAATTGTATACAGAGAATGCTAATACAGGTATTTGGAATTCTCTCAAAAGTCTCGATAATGATTTGCTAATTAATACAACTAATAACATACTACAAGATATTGATAGACAATATGGTGCTTCTGTTTTTACAAATTTACAGCTAACCAACCCTGTTGCTGTTAAAGAGATGATCAAAGAGTTGGATAAGTTAAAACTCTCATCAATAGATACCGATATTAAAGGAGATGCTTTTGAGTATTTCTTACAGCAAGCTACAGCAACTAATAATGACTTAGGAGAATATTTTACTCCACGTCACATAACTAAAACCATTGTTAACTTAGTCAACCCTAAATATGGTGAAAAGATCTATGACCCTTTTTGTGGGACAGGTGGTTTTTTAACAGAGGCATTTGATCATATAAAAGATAACACTTTAATTGCAAACAATAGTAGTGAAGAAATCAAGCTTAAACATAATACTATTTTTGGAAGAGAAATTACCTCAAATGCAAAACTCGCAAAAATGAATATGATTCTGCATGGGGATGGGCATAGTGGAATTTGCCAGATAGACACACTTCAAAACCCTATTGAATCTGAATATGATGTGGTTATAACCAACATGCCATTTTCTCAAAAAACTTCTTATTCTCACTTATATGAGAATAAGTTAGCTAAAAACGATGGTGATGGAGTATGTGTTCTACATTGCTTTAAAGCAACAAAAAAAGGAGGGCGAATGGCATTAGTAGTACCTGAAGGCTTTCTTTTTAAAGCCGCTTTAGCTCCAGTAAGGAAGTATTTATTTGAAAACGCCCAACTAAAAGCAGTAGTTTCACTTCCAAAAGAAGTTTTTCTGCCATATGCAAAAGTTAAAACCAATATACTCTACTTTACCAACTGTCATAATGGTAGAACAAATTCTGACGTTTTTTACTACAATGTGACAAATGATGGCCTAAGTTTAGATTCTTTCCGTAGAAAAATTGACGAAAATGATTTAAAAAATTTAGATTTTGCTGATTTAAATAAGAGCGACTTTGATAAATATTATAATGAATTAGGTTTCTTAAAAGTTAATCCAGAATTAATCAGAAGCAATGATTATATTTATAATTATGCTCACTATAGTAATTCACATATAAAATCAAAATTCCCAACTATAAAACTAAAAGAACTCCTATCCTTGTCTGGCAAAGTCAAAGTGGGAGAGGATACAAATATACCTATTATGAGTATCACTATGGAACATGGCTTAATTGATCAGCATGAGAAATTTAAAAAACGAGTCGCAAGTTCTGATATTTCTGGGTATAAAAAGGTTTTTAAAAATGAACTTGTAATGGGGTTCCCTATAGATGAAGGTGTTCTAGGATTTCAAAAATATTACGATGCTGCTGCCGTAAGCCCAGCATACAAAATCTTTAGATTAAAACGAGAAGTTAATGTAGAATATTTGGATTTGATTTTGAGATCTAATTCTCTAAGAAAAATATACAAAAGTAAAATGCAAGGCAGTGTAGAGAGACGACGCAGTATTCCTGATGAAATGTTTTTGAATATTGAGATCCCGAATCCTCCTGAAGAGGTTAAAGATCAAATAGTAAAACAACATAAACTAATAAAGGAAATTGAGAATAGTCTCAAGGAAAATCAAAAAAAATTGCGTCTAAAGACAGAAGCATTATGGGAACTTCCTCAAAATTACAACTAATCCCCCCTTCGAACCCACCACCACGGTGGGTTTTCTTTTGTCTATTAAAGCATATTTAAACCTAATCATAAATTATTTTCACCTATGGTTTAATTTATGCTTGCTTTTATTTTATACCTTTGGTTTAATAAATCTCACCAGATAACAAAAAAGTCCCAGACATCTGACCGACGGGACTTTTACTCAATGAGTGAGAAGATTATGACAGAAAAAGCATTAATAGCAAAGCTGATCAAGAATCAGAACCGCAAGCAGACGATTAGACATTCTAACTCTGGCTTGGTAATGGCAAGCGTATTTGTCCTTTTGGCTTTCAGTGCCTTTGGTTACTTCAAATACCTTTCAGATGATGTGCAGAAACATGATGAGTATGTGCGTGTGCAAGTGGAAGGAGCTAACTAATGAATATGTTAGTTAACAAGCCTGAGTTGCTATGCCCTTCTTTCCCTTACTTAGATATGTCTACTGACATTCAAGTTGAAGGCGAAACGGTCTATTTCGATCTAACTTACGGCTGCAATGTTCTTAACTGTCAGATTAAAGCTGAAACGACTTACGACACTCGTGAAGTAACTGATCAATTCAGTGGTTTTGCACGTGATCAAGAGTATGAAGTGCTTGTAGTTGACACAAGAACTCATGCTGTAGTGACTGATAAAGACGGCATAGAGTCACCTATAGGTTTACGTTTCAAGCTTACAGACGCACAAGTAAGCAGCTTAAACGAGCAGCTTAAATACTACGCCGAAGAATTGGCGGATGAAGAGTTAAGAGGTGGGTGATGGAGTGGATTAGTGTTGATGAGCAACTGCCTGAACTAGATGTTCTAGTTCTAATTTTTAACCCTTTCACTTTCGAAACAATGCACACAGCAAAGCTTGTAGAAATTGATGATGAATATTGGTGGTTCTTTGAAAGTGACGATGAATATCTAAGACCACTATACACATCCCACTGGATGCCACTACCAGAACCACCAAAGAATTAGGAGAAGATTATGAATGCGCCATAGGCCATTCATAACTCAAATGACGAATGAGGAATGAAAAATGAGTATTGCAACATTAATTTTAGGCCAATCAGGCACTGGCAAATCAACAAGTCTTCGTAACCTAAATCCAAATGATGTTTTGTTGATTCAGGTAGTTAAAAAGCCCCTACCTTTCCGTTCGGCTGAATGGAAATACCTTTCAAAAGATGGTGGCTCTATTTATGTAACAGATAGTCCAGAAGTGATTATCAAGCGTATGCAACAAACTTCAAAGCCAATCATCATTATTGATGATTATCAGTATGTTATGGCAAATGAATATATGCGCAGAAGTACTGAGACTGGCTTCAACAAGTTCACTGAAATTGGGCGCAAAACTTGGGATGTATTCACAGAAGCTTCAAACCTTGCGGACAACAAGCGCGTCTACATTTTAAGCCACACAGAAGAGGCTGAATCTGGCAAAACCAAGATTAAAACTATTGGAAAAATGCTAGACGAAAAAATCACATTAGAAGGAATGGTAACCATCTGTCTTCAAACAGGTGTTATCAACGAACAATATATTTTTCATACCAAAAACAGCGGGTTAAACACTGTTAAATCCCCTATCGGCTTATTTGAGTCTGACCATATTGAAAACGATTTAGAGGCCGTTGATACAGCTATCTGTGATTACTACGGAATAGCAAAAACTGAAACACAAACAACTACTGAAACAGCATAAGAGGTAATAATCATGGGTAACTATCAAGCATTTAATTTGAATACTGAATCAGCAAAACAAGCTGATGCAGGTGGACGTATTGAAACTACTGGTAAATACGTTGGTGTAATTAAATCAATGGAGTTTGTAACCTCTAAACAAGGTACACAAGGTTTTGAAATCAACTTTGAGTCTGATTCAAAGGAGTTTACAAACTTCACTATATGGACTGTCAAAGCTGATGGTACTGCACTTTCAGGTGTCCATAAAATCAATGCGATTATGGCTTGTGCGAGTGTTAAGAGCCTCACACCTACGGATCAAAAATTAGAGAAATATGATTTTGATCTTAAACAAAAAGTACAACAAACATGTGTGGTTGCGCCTGAGATGACTAATAAGCGTATTGGTGTTTTGCTACAGCGCGAAAATTACTTAAATGGAAGTGGTCAGCAACGCCATCAAATGAATTTCTTCGCTTCATTTAATGCTGATAGCGAATTGATGGCTAAAGAAATCCTTGAACGTAAAACTTCACCTGAGCTACTGCCTAAAGCTCTTGATCGTTTAATTGCTATGGGTGATGCACAACGTGCACAGCAAAATGCACCGCAACAATCTGGTGGCTATGGTCAATATTCACAAACTCAAGGTAATCAATCTTCTGATTTAGATGACGACCTACCGTTCTAATTATTGTCAAGAATCGAGGGCTAATGAAAGCCCTCAATCCTGGGGAGGATTATTATGACAACTTTATATGACATTGGATATGACCTAGCTGAACAGGTTGAGCGAATTCAAGATCTTTTAGCTGAAGGTGCAAGTTCCGATAGTGAAGAAGTTCAACTGTTGCTGGAAGGCATGGTTGCTAAAGAAGGCGAATGGAAAGAAAAGTCAAAGCGTGTGGCAAAGTTTGTCCATCAAATGATGTTGGAAGAAAAACTGATAGCTACTGAGGCACAGCGTCTTTCTGATAAAGCCAAACGTATTAAAAGTACATATGGATATCTTCACGATCTTTTACTAGATCAAATGCTTGAGTTTGGTGTCAGTGAAATTGAAGATCCAGTTCTTTCAATCAAGGTAAAAGAAAGTCCTTGGTCTGTAGTTGTAAAAAACGAGGAAGAAATTCCGGCTCAATTTAAACGAGAAAAAACTACAGTCGAAGTAGATAAGCGCGCCCTACTCAATGCTCGTGAATCTATCACTGATATCAAAGGCATTGAGTTCATTAGAACTAAAAAATTGGCATTTAAGTAAGGTGGCAGCATGACAGATCAAGAATACAGAGGGAATATGAACTACCCTTTTCAAGATCACATCGTCTTGAATGTTGAAGAAAACGTAGTGCCCTTCCCAAGAACAAATCTGCATAAGTGTCAGCATGCACAAGTAGAGATTGACACTAAAGCTTTAGAACTTACATGCATGAAGTGCGGAGCAAAAGTAAATCCTGTGATGTGGATCAAAGACACTATGAAATATTGGTCCCGACAGCAAGCAAGGATTACAGAGCAGAAAAAGCAGATTAGTGAAGACCTTGATGAGCTAAAGAAAAGAGCCCGAACCAAGTGTCAGCACTGCAACAAGATGACTGCTATTAACTTAAAGAATTTCAAATTTACAGTAATTAGGTGATGACATGACAGATTTGAATAAGGAAAGAATGGAACTTGAACTTTCGGCTGGTGTTTTAGATCGTCAAATTGACAATTTAAAAGCTGAAATTGCAGATGAATATTTTGATGATGAAAAGCTTGAACTTCTCATTGAATATGCAATGAAACTTGGTGAAGTTTATGCGCAACGTGACTTGTTAGAAAAAGCCAAAGCTCAGGCGGTGCCAGAGGGTTATGTTCTTTTACCAAGAGTACCAACTGAAAAGATGTTCCAAGCATATGAACGATATTCAGTCGCGCCGATGTCGACGCTGAGTAAAAACGGATATAAGGCAATGGTTGAAGCAAGCGAATCGGGAGCTGAAGGATGAGTGAATCAACTTTATGGGCAGTTGCAATGCGACCTGAAGGCGATAGCCCTTTTAAACAAACCCCAGCAGCCTCAAAAGAGATAGCGGAGCGAGCTGTTGATCGTTATAGAAAAATGCATGAAAAGGAAGGCAACAACTTTTTCTTAGAAATTTTCGATGATGTTATCAAAGTCCAGAAATGGCACGGCACCCGTAAGGATCATATTAAAAAACTATTTTATGTAGAAAGCTGGTTCAACCAAGCAATGTATCAATGCTTTGATTTGAAGACTGCTGAACGTGTTTTTAAATTTGATGAAATTGTAATTTGCTACAAGAAAGGTTCTGCTCCCCTTGTAACCAAAAGCTTTGATGAGGCAAAACAATTTTACGGATATGGAGCTGAGGAATGAAATATCAAATACAACCAACACAAGTACCGGATGATTTAAATAGCTGCTGGTTCCATCCTGATATAGAGCTACATGACACAATTGGAGAGCATGCTGAGTTTTATACAAAAGAACAATGGGCACAACTGCAAAAGAACCTTGGTGTTTCTATAAAAATCGAAAACCTTGACTATTGGGATATTGAAGAGATTCCAGAAGATAATCTTAGTGATTGGTCCAACTGGAAGCCGCAGCCACCACAAGAAGGCTTATTTCTAATAGCAGCATTTGATTCAGAAAATGGCCCTGTTCTTTGGTGGGCAAACCCTAAAGCGGAAAGTAAGGAGGAGTAAATG